GCCATACCCATCTCGCTACGAGATGTTGGGCGTACATCTGGAGTCTTAGCTAGTGGAGCTCCTGCTTTATTAGCAGCATTGGCTACACCTGAGCCGTACTCTGTTGATTCAAAAGATAAACCATCTGTTCTCTTGGAGAATTTACCAGGTCCTGATACACCTGCCATAGGCCCTCTAGCCATTTGGATCCTCCATCTTCTCTAAATCTGATGTGAACTGTTCCCATACTCTGGAAACCTTTGTTGTTCTATTTGCGTTATACACTGCTAAATCTAAAAGTTCTGATGCGAGCATCTCTACAGCTCGGACTATATTTACAAAGAAACCTGATACAACTACTAAGAAATCTGCGAGAGTGACAGAGCGTGGTACGAAATCTTTATCTTTATCCACGCTCTATCCTCTCACTATAAAACTAAGCCTTCTTGCCTTTACGAGCTTTACCTGCATAGCCAAATTCGACTTTGCCGCCTGCTGGCTTTGAAGTATCTTTCTTGCCCTCTGTTGGCTTTGCCATTGAAGCCTTTGCACGACCACCTTTTTTCATTTTACACCTCCCTACCCTGCAATAGATGCGAGTAATGACGCTATATCTGGACGAGAGCCAGCAGCAGGGGCCGCACCCATTTGTTCTGGAGTTGGCTGCGAGGCAGGAACGGGGGCCATACCTGCTGCTGGAACTTGTTCGCCCATCATTTCTGTTGGGACTTCTGGAGCTGGCTCTGGAGCAAATACTTCTTCAACTATCGTCTCAAGTTGTTTACCTTTTTGGCGACCCTTAATAACCTCGGCGATTCTAGAAACAATCTGAGAAGGATCTTGACCTTGGGCTGCAAGTGCTGGAATGGTCTGAGCATACTGAGCAACAGCAACGCGCAAAGAATCACGCATCTCTTCAATATCCACACGCTGCTCTTCTTGAGTGACATTTAACTCCATAGGAATTTCTCTGCGTACATAATCTCTTGATACCAGTTTGTCGCTTCGCATCTGTAGTAAAGCAATAATGGCATTGTTTGGATTCATACCAGACATAATGCCGTAACGAACATCTACACCATACTCGCCAGCAATCTGACGACTTGGTACATACTTCATATTAAACGGAGTACCGTCATCTACTCCCTTGATTTCCTTGGTCATAGAACCAAAGATTTTCTCATCCACCTCAAAGCAGAGAGATACTAGCTCGGTAAATAGTCTTGCAAACTGTGCTTGCGCTGCACGAACTTGAGTATCAAAGCCAGCTTGTAGGGCTTGTACTCCGCGACCTGTAATGATTGAAGCATCAACATTACCGCTACGAACTTCTGGATAACGAGAACCTAAACGTAGTTCTCGCTCTAGAACGCCAGATTCTGTAAAGACTCCAGGTGGAAGTTCTAATGGAACACGGCGAATACCTTGCGGATTAGCAGAACGCATAATCGCATCAGGACCAAGTGCTAGTTCCTGCACATCTTGCGGAATAGCAATAGGTGCTTGGATAGACTTCTCTGCTGCTTGAATCTGTAGAACAGCAAAGCGAGCACGAGCAAGTTGTACTGCTAGAACATCATCGAACTGACCGCGTGCTTCTCCGTCTAGGGATGAACGCATTGCAACGCGGGCTAAACATTTACCAATGGCATTAGGTAGGTTTAATAAAACTAAGTTGTTACGATCTGGAACATAGATTAAATCTTGGTCCTTATCGTGGTAACGAATCATTGTGATATAAGGAGAACTATTTGCATAGTTCTTGTTTACAATAATTTGATCATAGAACTCTGGATACTGCATTGCTAGAGATTCTGCATCAGTATTCATTACTTGAGTAATTGAGATACAGCGACCAAAGCGGTCCATCTCTGGATAGACACCAAAAGGATTTAATAGACGGATTCTAGGATTGTTTGTTTCATAATCCATCTCTACCATTGCTGGTAGTAAGCCGTAGGTGTTAAACCAGTCAGCACCCTGATACATCTGAATCTGTAACTCTGAGCCTGATACGAAATAGTTTGCAATACGAGTTCTAGTATCTGCTGCTTTGCGTGCAGAGTCTGAAACCATATTGGTAGCAGCGCAGTTAAAGGATGGCAGTGGTGCCATTACCTCTGCTAGGTCGCGTGCAGCTACATCTACAAAGTTAGCAACCAAAGGCTTTGGGTATTCCTCAGAGAACATAGCAGGATAAACCTTGCTTATATCTCCTTGGCGCACAGATAGCACATCGCGCATACGCTGATCACGCGCTGAGTACTTAGTCTGTAACCGTGATACCTTAGCAATAACCTCTTTGGTTGTAAGCATTTGTCCTTACTTCTTCTTCTTAAGTTTAATTACTGGTTTCTTCTTAAAGCCAGGTAGTTTAACGTCTGTATCTCCAGGGTACCTTTTGTTCTTAGAAGGAACTTTCTTCTTCTTAGCAATAAAATCATCAAGCGTTGGCTTCTTTGGCATTATGTCTCCCTAGATAAATTGACGTTGTTGTTCTGCTAGTAACTCGTCTATGTTTACTACCAGACGCTTGCCTCGTTCATAGCGAGACAAAAATGGATTCTTTAGATGGTGTGTGGTATGCATTCCGTTATTAAGCCATTCTCTAGCTTTAATCTCACAGAACCATAGAGCCATCACCATATCGGTCTTACCCTTAGTAGTGGGTGACCAGGTAATAAGTTGTTCTATTAAAGCCTTGACATTCTCGGTCTGATCTGATGGGAGATGAATAATGTTATCTCTGTGGTGCTTACCATCGGTTTGCTTAGTTCCAAACAGGGTAGACATAGAAGCTACACCAAAGCCTGCATCCCATTTGTTATTACCAGTATGATGTTCTCTAAGTACTGTTCCCTTAGATGCTAGGAACTGTCTGATACCTTCATCCTGAGTTAAGAAAGACTGAAAAGCGTTACGCTCTACTACCCATTCAGCAGGAGCATAGACGTTGGTCCAATCAATAATCAACTGTCTAATCTGAGCAGGTGTTGGTCTAGTAATCTTGATAGCATCTACAATGTAGCGCTTATGAGTAATGCGATCTACGCCGTAGCAGATAGCGGCAGTATCACCAACCATTGCAGGGTCTAGTCCACATACAAAAGAAAAACCAGTTAAATCTTTAGGATGGCCTGGAGCTCCCATCTGGAGCCTACCTGCTTTACGCATACCATCAATAGAACCCTTTACGCATACAGGGTCAAAGGTGGCATCATCTGAAACATCTTGCTGCTGATAAACTAAAGCCCAAGTCTGAGCATCCATAGCTTGACGTTCTGCATAAAGATGCTTACCGTTCCAGCGAGGATATAAACCTTCTTCTGTCTTATCGGCATCGCCTTGTCCATCAAAGGGTTGGTCTGAGTTAGGCCAGAGAGTTACCCACTTGGTGGGGTCCTCATTGGTTTCAAGTAATGCTGGCATTGCCAGATATGTCCAAGGGACCAGACCACCAGGGTATCTATCAGGAGAGCGTAGTTCTTTGTATAAGTCTACAGAGGCAACGCGGGTTCCGATAACAATTAACTTACCAGTAGGGTTAAGACGAGATCTAACATCTTGGGTAAGCCATCTAATCTGCTTTTCAAATTCATTAGCGTTCTTTAAGGTAACAGCATCATCAACAATAATCATATCGGCACGCTTACCGTATATCTGACCGCCGATACCTACAGCTTCTAGGTTTGGGTCCTTCTCAGATGATTCTCTAAGTTCATCACCGAAGGTGACTCTAGTAGTAGTCCAGGTAGCAGACTTAGAGTTAAAGCCGACACCAGCAGCATAGGCTTGCTGTAGGGTCTCATACATCGGATGGGTAAGGCGCTGCTTGATAGCATATAGGAAATCTGCTGCAAGCTGCTGAGTCTGGGATACTATCAAGACTCTAAAGTTAGGATTCTGGACTATCTTCCAAGTTACATAATCTACGGTAATCGTAATTGACTTGGCGTGGTTCGGTGGGATGTTGATAAGGATACGGTTATCTGCAATACCCTTTTCAAACTTCATAGCGGGATGGTGCCAAGAAGGGTCCCTACCCTCTATAACATCTGCCAGGTTCTGCTGGTGAGGGAAGGTAGTCTGATGAAGGAACTTCTGGCGGAACTCGGCGAAGCCGAGGTCGTGGACATCGGTAGCTGCAAAATTCTTGGAACGAAGTCCTAGGCGGGTTCTATCAACTTTATCTGCGAAGACTTTATCGGATCTACGGTAGTATTCATAAGTCTTCATAGACTTACCAGCTTCACCGCAAGCCGTCTCTATAGTCATACCTTCTGCTACAGCGTTAAGGATTACCCTCTTAGCTATATCAGCAGTGTTATTAGAAATAGCAGGCTCCTAAATTATAGATAGATTACACCCAACTAAATGAGGCGACTTGCGCCTCGTCATCGGGCTTGAGCGCCCGAACGAGTCACAACGAAGTGAGGGGTAAGTCCGCTACAGCCCTTAGACGGGCGTAGCGTGAGCGTAGCCCGCAGTAAGCTACCAGTAGCCCGCTTACTGCTCCTATACTGTATTAGGCGGGAAAAAATAGTCATTTCCCGCTTTCTTTCTAAAAATCTTTATTTTGTGGTAAAAATCACAATTAAATACGGACAAACTAGGACACTAGATGATCAAGGTTCACTTTAGGAAAAAAACTTTGTTGGGGAGTACAGTACACCACACCGCGCAAGTTAAAGACCTAGGGTGTCCGTTTTGTCGTGGTTGCGTAGTCTGTGCGTTATGGTCTGTTTTGTCTGGTTGCTGGTTATTTCTCTGGGGCTTACTAACCCCTCGGCACTATCTAGCGCCCCCTCCCCCTAATAATTATCTGAGCCCTTATTTAATATCTGCTAGAGCTGACCCGCTATCTATACCCTGCCCCGCCTTACTCTCTCGCCCGTTGCCTTAGCCCTCGCCCCTATCTCTTGCCAGCCCTCAACCCTTGCCAGCCTTCCAGCTCTTAGCCCTCGCCTTGCCTCATCTCACTATTTGGATTATCTCTAACTATTTCCCAAGATCTCTTTTAATGTATTGGCAGAGCTATCCAACCCGACACGCTGGAAAGATTTATTCTCTAAACCCTTGCGGGATAGATTAGCCTCCGCTATCCTCGCTCTATGGGCTCAAGGTGGGCTCAATGAAAGGATAAAGAGATGACCAATTGGAAATGCTCTCAATGCGGTTTAGAGCTAGACCGCTCTAATGAGTGGGAGATAAATCTAGTTGATTCTCATTTAGATAAACATAATCAGGAGGCTAAATAATGAATTGCCTATTTTGTAATTTATCTCAAGCTGGAAATCTCCAATTCATTGAGGGCTATTGCTGGAATTGCTTAAGCAAGGCTCAAGCCTCTAGCGGGCTACCAATAGAGCTAATTGTTGGACTTATTAAAGAAGGGGCGGTAATCAACTAATGGAGAAGGCGACAGTTTTTACAGGGTGTTTTGAGTGCGACAATGAGGCAGAGTTCAAGGGCATTGTTGATGAGCAAGGCGTGGCCCATTTCCCTTGCGGGGCTTGCGGTAAGACTTTCACCATAGCGAATTGGGCAGACTTCTTCGAAGAAGAAGAAGAAGAAGAGGAGGTGAGCAAGTGATGAAATGGGGAACGCGTATTGGCAGGATCCAGATTACTATTAAGGGAACGCCCCGCGCTCATTGGTATTACTGGATTAAGAGAGAGGGGGCTAATAACTGGAAAGCGGGCTATTATGGATTTGGCGCTGAGATTCCTTACCGCGAGACCTTTACTACCAGCGCTAAGGCTCGCGCCTATTGCGAGGCGAAAGACCGCGAGGCGGTAATAATCGAAGAAATAA